TACCAAAAACAAACGAAATTGAATACGATCAGTTTCCACTGATTGCTTGTATTGAAGTTCAAAAGTGGGGATTTAAAGGATTTAATTTTCACTGGAACCAAGTGAGAAACTATACTTGGTTGGAAGTATCAGGTAAACTTCATACTATTGAAAATAATGAGATAGATTATCTTCGTTCTGTTCGCTATGCAAGATTTTTAAAATCATAACTAAATAGATATAAAACAGTTATAAATGTCTCATACTCTACAAAAATTTGAGATGATTAATCCTCTTGTATTTGGGGAGGATTTCTGATGGCACAGGCAACTAGTGGAGAAAAATTAATAACAATAGATGGAGTAAGATACAAAGTTAGAACAGAAGTAGTGTATCAGAGTGGGTTAGGTGTTCCTGGGACTTTAAGTACAACTGCTCCAATTAGATATGTGGTTCAATATCAACCATTATCTCCAATACCAGTAGTCGGCAATCCTATTCAACCTTGGATTACTTTGGGAGAAAGAGATAATACAAATCAAAATAATTGGATTTTTACGCCTGCTGCTGGAGCTGGATTTCAAAAAGCACTTATTGAAAATGGACCAAATAGTTTAACCAAGTCTCTTGATGATGCAACAGCAAATGCATTAAGTACATCTGCAGGTGTAACCAAACAACAAGCGACACAGATTTTACAAGTAGCACCAAATGTAGCTCCTACAGCACCCGCACCGGTTCAACCAAATACTTCTGGAGCAAATCCAAATGGACCAAATCCAAATGCAACAACAATAGATCCTGATGTTATAAGCAATATTCAAATAAATACGGAAAATCCAAATCCATCATTTGAAGATTTAGTTTACCCAACTAAAATAAGAGATAATGGACAAGATTTTATTAAGTTTACGGTAATAAAATATATACCAAGAAAACTTAATGTCATAAGTACAGGATTTGGAAGACTTGGTAATAGAAGAGACGCATCAAATGAAAATTTGCGACCAGATCAAGAAAAAGAAATAAAAGGAAGCATAATTCTTCCAATTCAACCATCAATATCTGATAATAATAGTGTTGATTGGAATGGAACTGGATTAGATCCCCTTGGAATGACTTTAACTAGTGTTGGGTTAAATCTTGCATCACCATCACTCACCCAAAGAGATTTAGATTCTTTATTTTTGAATGCAGGACAAACTCTTAGTGATCCAAATGTTCAAAGAGCTTTTAGACTTTATCTTGCACAGAAAGCAGCGGGAGTTAGTGGATTACTATCAAGAGTTGCTGGTGCGATTGTTAATCCAAACATAGAACTTCTTTTTCAAGGGCCAACACTAAGACCTTTTAATTTTACTTTTAGATTATCTCCAAGAGATCAAGGAGAAGCAAAAATAGTGAGACAAATTATTAGAGTCTTTAAACAATACTCTGCAGTAGGAACTGCTTCAGGTGGATTATTCTTAACAACACCCAATGTTTTTAATATTCAATATGTTTCAAAAGGTAGTAAAGGTGAAGAAAATGATCACAAATCATTAAATAGAATTAAAACTTGTGCATTAAAATCTGTAAATGTTGACTATACACCAGATGGTTCTTATATGACATTCAATGATGAAGCAAGAACAATGACATCGTATAATCTTTCATTGCAATTCCAAGAACTCGAGCCTGTTACAACCAGCGATTATATTAATAAGAAAATTCCATACGATGAAATAGGTTACTAAAATGCCATCATACTTTAGACAAGTTCCAGACTTCGAATATGTCAGTAGAGATCCTAATCAAAGGCAAATCTCTGAGTATGCGACTGTAAAGAATCTATTTCGTCGCGGAAAACTACGTGATGATATTTTTGGCAATCCTTCATACTTCACCAAGTATAAAATCATTGGAGATGAAAGACCTGATAATGTAGCATACAAAATTTATAATGATGAAACTCTTGATTGGGTGATTCTTCTTTCCAACAATATACTGAATATTCAAACAGAATGGCCATTACCACAAACAGTGTTTGATAAAGTATTGTTAGAAAAGTATGGTTCTTATGATGAAATTTATGATGGTATTCATCATTATGAAACGAAAGAAATTAGAGATAGTAATGGAAATCTAATTCTCCCAGAAGGCATCAAAATGCCAAGTCAATGGAAGTCTGCAAATGGATTTATTGAAGGATATAAAGGTGTTGGTGTAATATCAAGACTCATTTATCAAGGAGATGTTGAAGTAGTAATCGATCAAAACTTATTAGATTTAAAACAAAATTTAGAAATTACAATTCAAAATGCAGTTGATGAAGCCCTCAATGGTTCTTTTGTAATCAAATCTATTGAAAGAAGAGATATTGATGATGATGGTGTTGATGATCAAGTAAGATTTAAAATTGATATAACTGGCAATGTGCCAACTTCAGGTAATGGTATTGAACTTCAAGTTACTGGAAATGAAATTATAGAGTTTATATCACCTGAACCATTACAACAATCTAATAATTATTTCTATGAGTATTATGATAGCAATCTGCAAATAAGAACTTTAATATCATCAAATTCATTGTTGACACCAATCACAAACTATGAATATGAAAGTAAAATAGAAAATGATAAGAGAAATATCTTTGTATTAAAACCACAATACTTGAATATTGTATTCAATGATATGGAAGAGATTATGCAGTATAAAAAAGGTTCCACCCAGTATATGAGCAGAACCTTAAAGAGAGGGGAAAATATTAGATTATTCCAGTAATCAATCCTCTGCTAGACGCTGGAAATAAGAGAGTGCATCATCCTCATCTTCATCAGTTTCCTTGTTAACTACAGGAAGTGAAGGTGATTTGGAGCGAGCAAAGGATTGTTCCAGTTCAGCAATGACAGTTTCTTCTTGAGAAGGAGTTTGAGCATAGGACTCATACTGATCTTCTTGTTCTTGAATTGCAGCACGAGGACTCTTTTGACCAAGAACATACTTGAGACGCTTCTCAAGATCTTCATAAGACTTGAATTGATCCGGAGCAGTTACCGCTGCGAGCGAGTATTGCTTCTTCCAGACGGCTTCAAGAGCATCATCATCATCCAGGAGTGGTGCAACGCGGTCAAATTCTGACTTGTCATAGTTCCAATACCCATCTTTCTTTACGATTTTGAGTTTAAAGTTAGCACCCTGCCAGAAGTCAAAGGGATTGATAGGAGTTTCGTCCTCAAACTCTGGTTGCATTGCTTCCATAATCTTATCAAAGATCTTCTTACCATACTTGAAGAGGAAGACCTTACCTTCGTTTTGAGGATTTGCAGGATCTTTAATAACGTAAATGTTGCTGTAGTAAGACAGTTTACGCTTCTGCTTACGAACAGTTTCTTTATCTGCATCATGACCACTGTTCCAGAGTTCACGATTGTACTCAGAAACAGGATCTTTCTGACCAACAGTGGTCAAAGAGTTTTCAATATACCAACCACCAGGACCTTGGAAAGCGTGTGTATAAAGTTTTGCCCATGGAAGTTCTTCACCTTCAGGGGCAGGAAGGAAACGGATAACTGCAAAACCATTACCAGTTTTATCCATTTCAGGTTTCCAGAGACGCTCATCAGCACCCCCAGATGTTGTGCTCATCTTCTCTACTTCTTTTACCAGTTTCGCAGTCAGCGAACCAAGAGAAGATTGCTTTTTAAGATCGTTAAAAGACATTCGGATTACCTCGTGTTTGTACGGATTTGGCTTTTGTGTACTTAGATATTCTACAGGTCTGAACCCTTTTCGTCAATCCTTTCGCGCATTGCTTCCAGCATTTTGGTCATGTTGTTAAAGATTACGTTCATATCAACATTTGGCGGAAGACCCATTAAAGATGCCGACTCAGCAATGCGATTTTTCATTTCCTGAGCTTCAGGATCATCAGATAAACTCAAACGAGTATAAAGCACCTTTTGTTTTTCTAGAAGTTTGTCTAAAAGATCTACGTGATGAAGTTTCTCTTCTTTACTCATACGAGGAAACTCAAAAACATTTTTATAAACTTCCTCTTGCATTTCAGATATTTCAGTCATCTCTGCACGGACGACTTCGGAATTAAAGAAACTCATTGATCTCCCAAAACAACTTCTTTTAAGATTTTACGATATTTAAGTACATCAATATTTAGGAATGGACTATACTTTTTGATCTTTTTGCTGACGGTTTCCCACACTGGATCTTGGAGTTTCTTATCAAAATTGTTCCCGAACAGGAAAATTTTATCATAGATCACCATAGTTTCGGGACTAATTTTCCCGCTCAGGAACATCTTCAAAATAGGAGGATGACCCTTAGAACAATCAAAAATATCATCTACTTTCTTATTCTCAAACAAACTTTCAGTTTCTTCTTTAAAGATATAAGAAAGTGATTGATTTCTTTTCTTCCATTGTTCGTATCTACTTTCACCTTCGCGTATCATTTCTCCTATCCAAAGCTTACTTGGATCAGTGCAGGTGATAAAGTTTGATACAAAGAATTCAACAACTTCTTGATCTGTTTTTTGTCGTGCAATCTTTTCAAACCAAAATCGGTCCTTTCGTTTATAAAAAGATTGTACTGTAGCACGACTTTTACCACAATACTTATGATAGTCATAACTATCTTTAGTAAAGTGATTCTTTAAGGCAAGATATTGCCTATAAGCATCAACGGGCATCATTCAAAAAATCAATTTTGCACGGGAAGTTTTCTTTAAGAAGTTAAGTTCCATTGCCTCATATTTAATCTTTTCCTTCAGTGGTTTTGAAATCAACTTAGGAACAGATTCAATATCAATGTTATTCTTCTCACAAAAATGAATAATTGCATCAATATAATTCATTTCTTCGTTTGTTTGCACTAAGGATTCAATCTCCTGCGCAAACCGAGAAGGGCAGAAGAATTTACTCTCTAGCACTTTCTCTAACTCATTCTCCATTTGACCCAGTATTGTGATGTACAAATTCTTTAATATAACGAACTAATAGTCTAATATAGTCCTCTTTATTTCTTTTGTCAAATACTTTCACTTCTCCACTAGGAGTTACCATTAGTGTAATAAGTTTTTTAACTACTTGACCAGTAAGTTCATAATATGCTGCTGCGTAGAATGTTTCTTGTACGAAGTAATTTTCAATCCATGCTTCCGGTTTAATCTTTTCCGATGTCTTAAAGTCAATGACTGCAAGTTCACCGTCATATTCTGCAATACAGTCTACCCTCCCTGCAAGACCAAGATATTCTGAGTAAAGTGTTCTTTCAATTGCATGAATATTATTTATCTTATCAAGATATGGTTTAGCATGAAAGAACATATGTTTTGTCAGGAGTTGATAATCATCCCAGTTCAACTCTTTGTTTTCAAGGTAATCTTGACAGACTTGGTGAAAATCCGTTCCTCTTGCTGTTGCCTTTTTGGTGATTCTATTTGCCTCTTCAATACCAACTCTTTCTCTCCATTTGACAAAGATCTGTCGATTATAGAAAGAAGTTATTGATGTAATAGAAGGCACCCAATTTCCATTTGGAAGATTATAGAGACGGATGCTTTCTGTTGTTTTACAGTCTAGTTCAATGTCACCTAAAAAATTATGATGAATAAATGTCATAGATTCAATTCCG